AGGATCTAACTTTTCGGTATTAATCGATACTCTGGCGTATAATACCTATATTACGGCATTTAACTCTAACATGATTGTTAATGAGTCCTTCTTGGACTCGGCAACTCTTCGTGAAAATGTCGTTTCTCTGGCAAGAAACATTGGTTATGTACCTCGCTCTAGAAGCGCCGCTAAGGCACAAATATCTTTTACTGTATCAACAAGCGTAAACACTCCCACACTCACCTTGAAGGCGGGTATAGTGTGTGTAGGAAGCGCTAATGACACTACATATACGTTTGCGATACCAGAAGACATCACGGCTAACGTCGATGGTGGAGTCGCATCTTTCAGCAATATTGATGTCTATCAAGGAACGTTCCTGACAAGACAATTTACCTATGATGGTTCGTTAGATCAGAGATTTATCCTCAACAACTCATTCATCGACACATCAACAATTAATGTTTATGTCAAGAAGGCAAATGATTCTGGACTTGGCATTGAATATGCACTGGCAGAAAACATTTTTGATGTAAAATCATCTTCTAGAATCTATCTCATTCAAGAAGTTCAAGATGAGAAGTATGAGATTATTTTTGGTGATGGCATTATTGGTAAGAAACTTGGAACCGATACTAATTCTGATGGTGAAACGATTACAGTCAATTATATTATTACTGATGGAGAAGAAGGTAATGGAGCATCATCATTTTCCTTCTCAGGAACATTAGAGTCTGCTGCTGGACAAGTTATAAATCCAGGAACAGTAACTATAACAACTAATCAGGCGTCTCAGAATGGCGCTGAGATTGAGGCAATTAGTTCAATCAAGTACTATGCCCCAAGACTCTATTCGTCGCAGTACAGGGCGGTTACAGGACGTGATTACGAAGCAATTATCAAGAGAATATATCCAGATACAGAATCAGTTTCTGTTGTTGGTGGTGAGGAGTTAGATCCACCAGAATTTGGAACAGTACAAATCAGCATCAAACCAAAGAATGGTACTTTTGTTTCTGATTTTAATAAGTCACTTATCCTATCTAAGTTGAAACAGTATTCTGTTTCTGGAATTAATCAAAAAATTGTAGATCTTAAAATTCTTTATGTTGAACTGGATAGCTCCGTTTATTACGACTATAATAGAGTATCCAATGTTAATGATTTGAAGACGAAAGTTTCCAATTCACTGACTGCATATTCTGAATCTATAGATTTAAATGCATTTGGTGGAAGATTTAAGTATAGTAAAGTGCAAAAGGTTATTGACAATACTGATGATGCAATTACTTCCAATATCACTAAAATTATCATAAGAAGAGATTTAAAGGCTGCTTTAAATCAATTTGCCCAATATGAGTTGTGTTTTGGAAATCAATTTCATGTAAATCCACAGGGACTTAACATCAAATCAACGCCATTTAAAATTTCTGGCGAATCCTCTTTCGTTTTTCTTATAGACACCCCCAATGTTGCTATAGGGTCAAGAAACATTACATCTGCTTCTGAGGCTGCTAACGTATTTCTTTCCAGACCAACAAATCTTAAGGCAACAACTGGCATAATTTCTGCAGTGAAACTTGATGAAAATGGAAATCCTGTTGTTGTTGCAAAAGAAGTAGGAACAGTTGATTATGTGAAAGGAGAAATTAAAATAGGAACAATTAACATAACATCTACAGCAAGACCTAATGGAATTATAGAGATTCAGGCTTTCCCCGAATCAAATGATGTTGTTGGACTTAAGGACTTGTATTTAAGTTTAAATATTTCAAAAAGCACAATAAATATGGTTAGGGATGTGATTGCTTCTGGTGATGAAATATCTGGAACAAAATTTATTAGCGATTACTACACATCAAGTTATTCTAACGGGAATCTAGCAAGACAGTAATATGATACAGACTGGATTTGAATCTAAAGTAAAAATTCAACAAATTGTTGAAAGTCAACTTCCAAGTTTTATTTTGGACGAGAGTCCAAACGCCGTAGAATTTTTAAAGCAATACTATGTTTCACAAGAATATCAAGGTGGACCTATTGATATTACTGATAACTTAGATCAGTACTTAAAATTAGATAATCTGTCTCCAGAGGCAATCGTTAGTTCAACAACATTGTCGTCTGACATTACAGATTCTTCCACTACTATTCAAGTATCCAGCACCAAAGGATTTCCAAATCAGTATGGTTTATTTAAAATTGATGATGAGATTATTACTTATACTGGTATAACCGCAAATAGTTTCACTGGTTGTATTCGTGGATTTAGTGGAATAACCGACTATCACCAAGAATTGAACCAAGAAAATCTTGTATTTTCTACATCAACTGCTGCAGCTCATACAGCAAACTCAACTGTTCAAAATCTTAGTTCCTTATTCTTAAAGGAATTTTATAAAAAGTTAAAGTATACCTTTACTCCTGGATTTGAAAATCTTACCTTTGTTGATGAAATTGATGCTGGCAATTTTATCAAACATGCGAAAGATTTTTATGAGTCAAAAGGCACTGATGACTCTATTAGAATCTTGTTCAATGTTCTTTTTGGTGAAACGCCAACAGTTGTTAACTTAGAAGAATATCTAATTAAACCCTCTGCTTCAAATTATGTAAGAAGAGAAATCGTAGTTGCAGAGGCAGTTTCTGGTGATCCGCTTAAACTGGTTGGACAAACAGTTGTAAAGAGTACAGATCCGAGCACTAGTGCCTCAATATCTTCTGTAGAAATATTTACAAGAAAAGGTAGAACATATTATCAACTTGAATTATTCGTTGGATATGATAATCAATCTGCTGTTCAAGGTAACTTTATAATTACCCCAAATACAAAAGCATTAGAATCAGTTTCTGTAGGTTCTTCAATTCTTAGCGTTGATTCTACGATTGGATTTAAAAATGCTGGAACTATCATATCTGGCACCAATAGTATTTCATACACTGGAAAGACTGTCAATCAATTTTTAGGTTGTACTGGAATTACTTCGGCAATATCTCCGACAGATAATGTTAGATCTGGAGATACCTATTTCGCTTTTGAAAATGGTGATACATCAAAGAAAGTTGAAATGATATTCTTTGGTATACTTAATGACCTTGTGCAAACTAGTGATAGTTTAAAGGTTGATGAAAATGATATTGTTTATGTTAAAAACTATGGAGATAAAATAGAAAATGGTTCTGAATCATATAAACAAATTTTTGCAAATTCATGGATATACAATACAAGCACCAGATATCAAATTTCTGATAATACTAATTTAACCCTTGGATCTATCATCGATAAATCCAGTTTAAAAATTGGCGATGAAGTAGAAATATTAGAAAGAGGAACTGAGAATATTATTGCTTCCAGTGGAGTTCCTTATATCCAATCTATTAATATTCCACAAAATAGTGTAGTCATAGCAAACTTACCATCTTTAACTGCTGGAACTGAATATGATATAAGAAGAAAACTTAGTAAAGCTTCTTCTTCTTCGACTCCAATTAGTTTTGGGAATAGTCGTATCTTATCTGATGTGTTGAATCTTTATGCAGAAAGAGATGAATATGCATATATTGCATCAAATTCATTACCATCAGAATCAAAGACAGGAATCAATACCACCGAATATAGACATACTTTAAATGCATCTATAAAAACAATAACCGTAAATAGTTCTTCAAATTTTGAAGACTATTTGGATGGTACTTATTCTACAATTGCATTAAATTCATCAGTACCATTTGTTAATGGTGATAAGGTATATTACAATCCTACTGGTGATGTATTGGTGGGATTGAATACAGGATACTATTATGTTCAAATTCAATCAAACCCACAAAAATTTAAGTTATACTCTTCACCAGCATTTATTGGTAGTGCCCAATATTTAACTTTTGATATTCCCAACTCCGGTGTAGGAACACATACATTTACACTCCATTCTCAACAAGAAGGTAAAATTGGAGTACAAAAACTTCTAAGAAAGTTTCCTCTTCAAAAAAATATTAAGAGAGGAACAGGAGAGAAAACCGTTCCTGGATCAACTGGAATGTTGATTAATGGTGTTGAGATTAATAATTATAAATCGACGGATAAAATATACTACGGTCCACTTTCAGCAGTAACTGTTTTAAATGGCGGAAAAGATTTTGATGTAATTAATCCTCCAGTTATAAGTGTATCTAGTGGCACTGCAAAAGTTCAACCAGTAGTAAGTGGAAGTCTCAAAAAAGTATATGTAGATTCTCAAAATTATGATGTTGATAGAATTGTATCCACCAATGTAACTGGTGGAAATGGAAATGGAGCCGTAATTAAACCAGTTCTTGCTAAAAGAGTAAGAACCGTTTCTTTTGATTCTAGGGCTTTAACTGATGGTGGTGGTGTAAGCACATCAACTAATCAAATCGTATTTTTGGAAGAACATAACTTTGTTAATGGAGAAGAAATCGTTTATAGTTCTCAAGGAAATGCTGAAGTTTCCATTGGGGCAACGAATAAGTTAGTTAATAACGCATCTTATTTTGTTCAAGTTGACAATAATTCAACTGTTACATTATATAATTCTTTGAGTGATCAATCCTCAAAGACAAATCCAGTAGGTTTCTTTTCTGGTTCCAATGGAACTCATAAGTTTTCAACTGCAAAAACTAAAAATGTAGTTTCTTATGTAAAGGTTATAAATGAAGGTTCTGGATACACAAATAGAAAATTAATTGTAAAACCTACGGGCATTTCAACCACTAGAGATACCGTTAATTTTGATGATCATGGATTTAATACTGGAGAACTTGTAACCTATGACTTTGAGACAACACAAATAACAGGAATATCCACATCAAATCAATATTATGTCTTGAAGGTAGATGATAATGCATTTAGGTTGTGTGACGCTGGTATAGGGGGAACATTCACATCAAACTTTAATAGAGGTGATTATATTAAATTTACCGATACTGGAGTTGGATATCAGTATTTTGCATATCCAGATATTTCTGTATTAATCACATATGTTAACACTGGAATTGGATCCACAACTCAACAGTATCAAGAACTTGTTACAACGCCAGTAGTTAAGGGAAGTTTGGTAGATGCATACTTGTATGAAACTGGAACTGGATATGGCTCGACAATCCTAAACTTTGAAAAGAAACCCATTATCAGTATAAAGAATGGAAAACAAGCAGAAGTAACCCCAGTAATAATTAATGGCTCGATTAACTCTGCAAATGTTACATATGGTGGATTGGAGTATAATTCAGTTCCAGATTTAGTAGTTCAAGACTCTAGTGGTTCTGGTTCGGGTGCTGAACTTAGAGCTGTAATTGGTGCAGGTAAAATATTAGAAGTTAAAGTTATAAGCGCTGGAATTGGATACTCTGCAACTTCAACAAAGGTAAAGGTAATTTCATCTGGTAAGAATTCGGTTATTGATGTAAATGTAAGATCTCTTACTATTAATGATAGCTTCAATAGATTTAATAGTGGTGAAGTTCTTTTGAATGGAGATGATAATTTAAAATATTCCGTTTCAAAATATTTTAGCGGACTAAGAACTGCATTTAAAGATATTAAAGGAAATGTATCCGGTATTATTGGATGGGCATACGATGGAAATCCAATTTATGGTCCTTTTGGATATACAAATCCAGAAGATATGTCATCATCCGTAAAAACTCTAGAGTCTGGATATGAACTTAATACATCGAATGTTGTAGATAGACCTTCTGGATTCGATGCTGGGTATTTTATAGAGGATTATACATTTAGTAATAGTGGAGACTTAGATGAGTATAATGGAAGATTCGAAAAAACATCAGAATTTCCATATGGTACGTATGTTTACCACGCAACTCTTAATGTAACAGACAACTCAACTCCATCATTCCCATACTTTATAGGAAATGAGTATTATTCCAAATTACTTAAAGATAATGATTTAAATCAATCATTTGATTTTAATCAATCAATTCTGCATAGAAACACATTCCCATACAAAGTATCTGATAATAATGCTGATTATAATTTCTTTAATGAAATTGATGATGTAACTAAGCAGCAGACAAAAATTGAATCCGTATCTGAGGGATATATTAATTCAATAGAAATTCAAAACTCTGGAGACAATTATAAAGTAAATGATAAATTAGAATTTTTCGAAGATAATACATCTGGATCTGGATTAGATGTAAGTGTTTCTGCTATTAAAGGTAGAAGTATTACTGACGTTACCACAACCTTTACTGAGAATCTTGACTCTATTTTCAGTTGGAATAAAAATGGAGATATTAAAGTATCGATTTTACCATATCACACTTTCTCCAATTTAGATTATGTATCGATTTCTGGATTTACTACCACTCTCTCAAAATTAAATAAAAACTATCAGATTGCTGTTCCATCATATTCTAATGGTGTATGTTTATCTACAGTAACTTCATCTACAGCAGGATTTACTACTGAAATTTACGTTTCTCCAGTTCCTGAGCAAATTTCTATTGGAAGTAGTATTGGTATTGGAACAGAAACATTAAGAGTGTTGGGAATTCATAGAAATGAAAATATTATTAGAATTGAAAGGGGATTAACCGGAGTATCACATACTCAAGGTTCGAGTGTAACATTTATACCCGATTCATTTACAATATCAGAGTCAGTTGATTATTTCGATTCTAAAGTTAATGAAAAAGTATTTTTCAATCCTAAAGAATCTTTAGGTGTTGGAACAATAACCGGAGTATCAACATCAGTAACATTTAATTTTGGTGATACCACTGTAACCAGGGATATTGTTTCTAAAGGCGTTTTCTTAGAAAATCATCCTTTTGTATCTAATCAACAAATTGTATTTACAAGTAGTGGATCCAATATAAGCATTTCAACCGATGGTTCTTCAACATTTGCAATGCCATCAACATTGTATGTTGTGAAGAAAAATAAAAACCTGATTGGCATCAAGACACAAATCAGCAGTTCCGAAGTATTTTTCCACACAAATGGTGATGATAATGATAGATATTTGTTTGAATCTTCACATACACAAGTATTTGGAGATGTTCAAAAATCCCAGGCAACGGTTTCAGTGTCAACTTCTCATGGATTGACAAATGGAGATATCATTCAATTAAGTATTGAACCAAATCTTTCTGTTGGAATTGGAACTTCAACCAATATTCAAGTTCTGTATAAGTCAGAAATCGATAGTTTAATCATCAATCCTATTGGATTTAATTCCACCGGAATTAACACCACAAGCAATGTCATTACATTAAGTAACCATGGTTTGAAAACAGGAGATAAAGTTTATTTTGAAGATGCTAATAATCCAATTCTTGATAAAAATTATTTCTATGTTTATAGAGTAAATTCTAATAAAATCAAAATATGCGAAACTTATAAAGATTCACTATCAGTACCGCCAATCGCTGTAAGCATCGCTAGTACAGGAGGCAATTCCCAATCGATATCCTTAATAAATCCATCAATTGATGTAATCAAAAATAATAACATAGTATTTGATCTAACGGATTCATCATTGAGTGGATATGAATTAAAACTTTTCTATGATAAAGAATTTATCAATGAATTTGTTTCTATTGGAAATACCTCCGATTTTGTCATTACTGGTGTAGGAACGGCAGGCATTTCAACAAATGCCTCTCTAACGCTAGAATATAATAATAGTGTTCCGAAAGAATTATTCTACACATTAGAAAGAGATGGCACATTGCTGACACCAGACGGTGATGTTAAAAATAACTCCAAAATAAAATTTGTCGGCAGCCTTTATAATAATTCATATTCCGTAAGTGGTATTGCTACAACCTCATTTACCATTACTTTAAATGGGAGACCAGAAAAACTCAATTATATTCAATCTGAGTGTGATACATTAGAATATAGTACAACATCAACTACAGCTCAAGGACCTGTTAAAAATCTGCAAATTTTATCTTCTGGATATGGTTATAAAAAATTACCTACATTAAATTCGACTAATTCAACTAATGGTAAAGATTTAATCATATCGCCACTATCAAATACTATTGGCAATTTAAATCAATCTAGGAGTATAACTGATAATTTTGTGTATTCTTGCGATTTTACTTTAAGACCTCAAGCTTTTATATCACCATTAATAACAGTTAAAGATTCTAATACAATTTCTAAGATTGATGTTATTAGTTCTGGAGAAGGATATACTACACCACCATCATTAGTGATAGTAAACCCAGACACTAGAAATGTTATAAACTCTGGTTCTTTTGAGGTTTTATTAACTGGAACTTCCGTTCAGTCTGTTAATGTTACCACTCAACCAAAGGGATTGCCGAATAATTCGGTTGAATTATTTGCAACCAATAACACTAATGGTGTTAGTGTTCAGCAAGTACAATCATCCTCTGCCGGAATCTTTACATGCATTATAACAACGCCAACTATTAACGGAATTACTAGCTTTACATCACAACCTTTCCAAATCGGTGATAAGGTTTTTGTTGAGGGAATTCAAAAATATAGTACTGATGGTAGCGGATTTAATTCCTCAGATTATGGTTATAGATTCTTAGAGGTAACAAATTATATTAAAGGACTTACCGTAAATGATCAAGTTGTCTTGAGCATTTCTGGACTTGGAACAAATACAGGAATTGCAAAAACAATACAAGATTCTTCAGGAACACTTGTCAATCAAAATTCTTATCCATCTTTCAATATAACACAGTCTATAAGCACATTTTTAGTCGGTGAAAAGTTAATTAGTAATGGTATTGAGAGGGACTTGACTGTTTCGGAAAGTAATCAGAATATCTTAAAAGTTTCTGGTTCATATGAACTTTCAGTAAATGAAATAATAACTGGAAAACAATCTGGAAATGTAGCTACTATTTTCACAATTGATGAAAATAAAGGTGAATTTTTAATCAATTATTCTAATACAAAGAATTTGGGATGGGAAGATGAGATTGGAAGATTGAGCGAAGATTTTCAAGTTACACCAAATAATGATTATTTCCAAAATCTTTCTTACACAATTAAGAGTTCTAAAACTTGGAAAGAGCAAGAATCGATAGTCAATAACTTGGTTCATGTTAGTGGACTAAAGAATTTTGCCGATGTTGGATTGACATCATCAATAACAAAAGATCCTGATGGAAGAAATGCTGGTATTACGACAGCATACAGTGACACCAACTTCTATTCATACTTCATTGATGAAAATAGAGTTGATACAATCTACAACTTTGACAACGTTGTTGATATTGATGTCGTTGGTTCTAAATCAAAATTCTTAAAACTGGAAAATAAAAAACTGACTGATTATATTGAGTTAAGAAGCAATGATGTTTTATCTATAGATGACATCAGTAATCAATTCTCAAATAGTGATGCTGATGTTACTCCATATGTCAATTTGGTGAAATTAGGAGATAATAACTATGAGAATTATATTTTTAGAGTAACAAATAGCGACAATACTCAAATTCAGTTCAATGATTTGACAATCATTAACGATGATACTTCATCATTCATTTTAGATAATGAGTTTTTAGTCAATCGTGGTACTAATGAAACACCTGGAGAAGAATATGGAACGTTTGACTTATATACCGATAACTTTAATGACACATATTTGAGATTTAATCCCGACGATCCTAACAACACAGATTATGATATCAAACTAATCAAACAAACTTTCAACAGTATAGTTTCTGGTGTTGGAACAACATCAATTGGATTTGTGGATTTGACTGGTTCCGTAAATATTGAATCCACTGGAACTGGAATATCAACAATTATCACTCTCGATTCTGGTAAATTTGAATCTTTATATTTGACTGCACATGTAATTGATAATACTACCAATGATGCAAACTATGTCAAATTGTTAGTTTCTCATAATGGATCTGATAGTTTCCTTTCAGAATACTATGCAGATAGTGAAGATAGTACAAGTTTCTCTGGAAATGCTATTGGCACTTTTGGTGCCAATCTGTCTGGTGGTGTATTAAGCATTACACATACCAATGATACAACCCATGAGGTTCAAATAAAGTCTAACATTGTAGGGTTTGGAACCACTGCAGTCGGAGTTGGAACGTTTAGATTTATTACCGACGGACAGATCCCCGGCAATGAAAGAAGTGTTGTTTATGAAGCAAAACATTATGGTACAGTTTCTGCCGCATCTACAACTATTCTCTCATTGAATAAAAATATATTCAATGCTTCGAAGTCTTTTGTCGAAGTAAGTGTAGGATCTACAAAAGCGCTTCATCAAGTTTTAACCATTCATGATAATACTGATGTTTATACTCATCAGTTACCGTTCCTTTCAGTGTCAACATTAGATGAATTTGACACCGCTTCTGGTGTAGGAACATTTGGTGGTGATTTTGATGGAGACAATTTATTGTTGAAATTTTATCCCGATAGCAATCAAACTGGAGCCATTGATATCTCTGTTTTCAGTAAATCATTTTATACTACAATTGACATTGCCAATGAACCAAATGATTTAGTTTATGGAAAAATTGATGAAGAGGTTGATGAAAAATTCTACAATTCTATAAATGGTGACAGAATTAATAAATTTGATTTTGAGTTGACAACAAATGGAACACCAATTTTCGCTAAGGTGTTTAATCCAAATTCAGTTTCCTTAGCTGCAACAACTGGTATATTCTCAATTAAGAATCACTTCTTTAGAACTGGTGAGGAATTAATTTATACTCCAAATTCAACATTTGTTGGCATTGGTACTAGTGCCATGAAGTATAGTGCTACTGATGAACTTCCACAAACAGTATATGCAATTAAACTAACTAATGATACATTTAAAGTAGGCATTAGTAAAACCGATGCTCAGAATGGAATTGGAGTGACATTTGTAACATTTGGCGAAGGAAACGCTCATAGATTTGCTATGGCGAAGAGAAATTCCAAATCAATCATATCCATTGATAATTTGGTTCAATATCCAATCGCTGCCACAAAAATAACACACCAATTGTCTGGAAATGGTGGACAAATTAGCACAACATCGACAACATTTACTTTAAGTGGAATATCTTCAATATCTCCAAAAGATATATTAAAGATAGACAATGAGTATATGGAAGTTACTAACGTTGGACTGGGAACAACCAATGTTGGACCTATTACTAATGTTGGGACAGAAAACCTTGTCTTAGTTAAGAGAGGTTTTGTTGGAACATCTGCAACCTCACATACCGATTCCACAACAGTTAGAGTTCATAAAGGAGCATTTAATATTGTAGAAAATAAAATTTACTTTACAGATGCTCCAAGAGGAAATCCTCAAATTGACAAGACTGACTTAAACTTGGATTATGAAACCTCCGATTTTAACGGAAGAGTATTCTTGAGAAGTGATTATACTGGAAATCAAATTTATGATGATATTTCTGATGAATTCACTGGCATTGGTAGGACATTCACACTATTGGTGGGTGGAGCAAATACTACTGGACTTGGTTCAACTGGTGGAAGTGGAATTGTATTTGTAAATAATATTTTCCAAACACCATCTACAGACAATAACAGAAACAATAATTATGAGATTAACGAAAATACTGTTGCTGGCATTACTACAATAGTATTCTCAGGACTTACAAAACCAGATGTTGATCCTTTAGAATATGTTGTTTCAGAATTTGATATAAATCAAAATGAGACTCCAAGAGGTGGAATTATTGTTTCCCTTGGTTCGACACCAGGATCTGGATTTGCACCTCTTGTAGGAGCATCTGTGACTGCTGTAGTTGGTGCTGGAGGTTCAATTGTATCTGTAGGACTTGGAACAACTGACTTCAATGGTTCTGGATATAATGGACTGGTTTCCATTGGAATTAGTGTTTTTGAAAATGGGCACATTGGTGATGTGGCATCAATTTCTGCAACCATTGGTGTTGGAGGAACTTTAACATTTAGTGTTGGTTCTGGTGGAACTGGATACACAAATCCAGAAATATTCGTCTCAGATCCTTCATACGAAAATCTTCCAGTTACCGGTGTTTCTAGACTGGGAATTGGTGCAACAACTGAGACTGGTATTGGACTCCTATTAGACGTTAAAGTTGGACCATCCACTTCGGGTATTGGTTCTACCTTCTTTGAAGTCACCGAATTTAAGATTGCTCGGAATGGATATTCGTTCAGAAGAGGTGACGTTATTAAACCTGTTGGACTTGTTACTGATAAATCTCTGGCTGCACCATTATCAGATTTTGAAATAACCATTCTTGACACATATTCTGATAACTTTGCAGCATGGGAATTTGGACAATTGGATTATATTGATTCTGTAAGGAATTATCAGGACGGAATAAGAGTTAGATTCCCACTTTTCTACAATGGTGAACTCTTAAGTTTTGAACCTTCAACATCACTTTCACCAAATCAAAAATTAGAAAATCTTCTTCTAATTTTTGTTAATGGCATTCTTCAAGAACCTGGCGTTTCCTATAGGTTTACTGGCGGTACATCATTCATATTTACTTCAGCACCTAAATCTGAAGATAATATTGCAATCTTCTTCTATAGGGGAATTTCTGGAAGTGATAGTACTTTGGTTACTGGAATCAATCAGTCATTGAAAGTTGGCGATAATGTTCAGGTATTCAAAAATAATGCTATTAACGGAACAGTAACGCAAGATGAGAGAACTATCTTTGACTTAACTTATTCTGACAAGTTTGAAACCGATTCTTACAGTGGACCTGGAATAGATGAAACTAATGTAAAACCATTGGCATGGATAAAACAGAAGACAGATAAAAAAATAAATGGCGAAAATGTTTATAAATCTAGAGATTCTATAGAATCTCTGGTTTTCCCAACAGCAAGAATTATCAGTGGATTTTCAACTACATCCGATGAAATATTTGTTGATAATGCAGAAATATTTGACTATGAAAGTGATAAAGGAGCCTCTTCTCCACCAACAAATTTTGCAGCTCTTGTTGTTAATGGAATTTCAACAGTATCCACAGACTCTGTTGAACTCATATCCAATTTTGTCAATGTCGATGGTTTCTCAGGAATTGTAACTGGCATTACAACCTCTTTTGGAACTGGTTCTAATCCATTAGCACTCCAATTCACTATTAATGCATCCTCCTTTACGGGACTTTCTACTGGATATCCAGTTTATGTGTTTGACACAAGAATTGGTACTGGTGTTACATCAATTGATAATTCTGATGCCGCTATTGTTGGTATTGGAACAACCTTCTTAGATAATGTTTATAAGATTGTATCCTGGAGCAGTTCTGGAACTATTGGAATTATTACATGTAATGTAGATTCTAATTCTTCGGTAGTTGGACTTCAAACATTTGGTAGTATAACAAATCCTGTTGGAAAATATTCCTGGGGCAGATTATCCAATATTAGTGGAGGACTAACAAGATCGTCAAATCCAATATCAATTGGTGTTACTGGCAACGTTGTTGCAGGTCTTTCTACATACCCAACTATCCAAAGAAGAAATGTCAGCATAAGAAATACTGGAGCCCTTCCTAAAATTATCTTATAAATATCTAAAAAACTATCAATATGGCAGCCGTCGTAACAGATCAATTTAGAATACTGAATGCTGGTAACTTTATAGATTCTGTATCGGATACTAATAATTCATATTATGCTTTCTTAGGATTTGCTAACCCATCTTCTCCAAATCCTGGATTTGGTAGAACTACCAATTGGGATACGAATACACCAAACCCCATTGATAACTTTCAATATATTTCTCAGTACAGAGATGCTTCTCTGTTTGGTAAAAAAATTACTAGTGCAAATATTAGAAGAGTTATAAGAAAAGTTGATTGGACATCCAATACTGCCTATGATATGTATAGACATGATTATAGTATTTTAAATCAAACGCCAATCTCCAAAACCTCCAGACTTTATGATGCAAACTATTACGTAGTTAATAGTGATTATAGAGTTTATATTTGTATTGATAATGGTTCTTCTGGAACAAATCCAACAGGTGGAAGATCACTAGATGAACCAACATTTACTGACGTAGATCCATCATCTGCTGGTTCTAGTGGTGATGGGTATATTTGGAAGTATTTGTTCTCTGTATCTCCATCTGATATTATTAAATTTGACTCTACAGAGTATGTCGTTGTTCCTAATGATTGGGCAACTTCAACAAACACCGATATTCAGACGATTAGAGAAGGTGGAGATTCTGAAGTAAACGATAATCAAATTAAAAAAGTTTATATTGAAGATGGCGGAACAGGATATAGTGCAGGAACCTATGACATCTTAGGAGATGGTTCTGGTGGCGAAGTTTCAATCACCGTTGATAGTAGTGGAACTATTACAGGAACATCTATTGTATCTGGTGGAAAAGGATATACTTATGGAATCGTAGATTTAAAAAGAACAGGAACTATTTCTAACCCAGCAAAATTGATTCCCATCATTCCACCATCCAGAGGACATGGATATGATGTTTATACTGAACTTGGAACTGATAAAGTATTGATTTATGCTAGGTTTGATGATTCAACCAAAGATTTCCCCATTGACACCAAGTTTTGTCAAATCGGACTGTTGAAGAATCCACAACAGTTTTCATCAACGACTGTATTTACTGAAAATACATTCTCTTCGTTATATGCAGTTAAATTAGCAGATTCTTATACAGGAACTCCAACTATTGGCGACAGGATAACACAATCAGTGACTGGCGGAACTGCACAGGGATATGTAGTATCATATGATTCTGATACTAAAGTTTTAAAATATTATCAAGACAGATCTTTGTATTTTAGTAATGATGTAGATCAAACTGATGCTAACGATGTTGGAACTGTCTCAAAAGTTCTAAGTTTCTCTGGCAGCAACAACATCAGTTTTGATGCTGGTGGATCGGCTTCCATCAATACAAGTTTCAGTGATAGTTC